ATCTTGAGCACAATATTAGGTCAGGTAAAGTTTTAATTAACTCCGACAGGTTGGTCAATGAGCTTTTAACATTCATTATTGACTCCGATACTGGCCGGATTAAGCCAGATACCAACTGCCATGACGATTTAATTATGTCCTTTGCCTCTGCCATTAAGATTTTTAATAACTTAAGAGGTAATTCGTTCATAGAAAAGGCAGAAGACGACACTTATATGCCACCAGCCATCCGTAACGCTCATACATATAAATTGAAGACTTCTACGGAAGATCTAACAGAAGAGAAACTTGAATGGCTGCTAAGAAACTAAGAGAAGGTGGTGAGGGATATACGCAGTTTGCTGATCCGCAACAGCCGTATAACAAGCCCTACGGGTTAATTGGAAGGTTCTTTAAAAAGTTCTTTTCGAGAGAGGTTGAAGATCATCCTGACTACAAAATTCAGGATCCCGTCACAAAAAGAATAGTTGATCCCCCCAAGCCTTTACAGGGAGACACTGTACAGTCTAAAGAGATTGTTAAGGTGCCTTCGGAGTTTGGTCACAAAAAGACTTACTACCCAATACTGCCTCAAGTTGAGTTCGACCGTAAACGTAGATACAAAGAGTATGAGGATATGGATGGGTATCCTGAAATTTCCTCCGCTTTTGATATCTACAGCGATGACTGCACCCAGGAGAACATTGACGGCACTCCTTGGAACGTCGTAACTGATGACGACATGACCAAGCAAGAAGTCGAGAATATGTTTGATGAAGTGAACATGACTCGCTATTTGTGGGATATCTCTAGAAATGTCGTCAAGTATGGAGATATCTTCCTTGAAACAATTGTTGATCTTAACAACATTAAACGTGGCATCCAGCGTATCAAGATTCTTAATCCTAACTTTATCTTCCGAGTTGAAGACGAGTTTGGCTACTTAAAACAATTCTTGCAAGAAATACCGCAGAAGAATGATTGGACTACTTATGGCTCTATCGGTCCTCACATAGATGAGGCCAAGATCATCAACCTGGATCCAGGTCAAATTGTTCACTTCAGACTCCATACTTCGGATCCGACTCACTACCCTTATGGTAAGTCGGTTGCGGCTGCTGCCAGAGTGACTTATAAGAGTCTGAAGATGATGGAAGATGCGATGCTCATCTACCGTCTTGTTCGTGCTCCTGAGCGCCGTATCTTCTATATTGATACAGGTTCACTGCCTGCTTCCAAGGCTGAAATGCACATTAAGAAGCAGATGGATAAATTTAAGAAGCGCAAGAGCTTCAATAGACAAACAGGCAACATTGAAGAGAATTTCAATGCTCTCGCTGCCGATGAAGATTTCTACATTGCTGTTAATGGGAAAGGAACTGGGACAAAGATTGATACCCTTCCAGGCGCTGAGAATCTTGGAGAAGTTGACGACGTTAAGTATTTCAGAGATAAGCTTCTCGCGGCTCTTAAGATTCCGAAAGATTACATTGTTGAAAAAGATCAGTCACCTGAGCGTAAGGCCAATCTCTCCCAGCTTGATGTTAAGTTTGCTAGAGTCATTACTAGAATCCAGAAGTCAATTGAGCTTGGTTTAGAAACAATTGCCAAGAGACACTTAATGCTGAAGGGGTTCCCCTCGACACTTATATCTGACTTAAAAATAAAACTGCCTGCACCTTCAGATATGGCTCTCAAGCGAATGCTTGATACTGACGAGCAGAAAGCCCGAGTAGTCCAAGCCGTTAAGGGATTGATGATATTCCCAATGGAAAAGATTTACAAGGACTACTATCAGATGTCGGATAGTGAGATCGATAAAGTTAAAGAAGGTCTCGAAAAGGATCAGAACGATCCAGTCTTTAGCCAAGCGATGATGGGCGGTATGGGTGCTCCAATGGGTGCTCCAATGGGTGCTCCCGGTGAACTTCCAATGGGTGAACCTCCTGGCGAGCCTATGGATTCTGCTGAAAATGTTCCTCCGACAGCGGCAGAGTCTCTGGATTATAAGGCTATGAAGTCCTTAGCGATAGAGTCTGGTTGTGATGACGAGCTAATTAAACTGCTTGAAGACATGGGGCAGAAAGAGCATTTTAATAAAATAAGCCATAAAGACAGGGCTAAATAATTTTGGACAAGTGTATTTATTATGTTAACGAATCTGATTGAAAATCGTGGAAAAGAGTTCAGTAACCTGATTAAGATTGGTGATTACTTAGCTCGTACTTTAAGAGAGAATGTTGAGTTGTTCTCTGTTGAAGATGGTGTTGCGACATACCTGACTGAGAATGGTTCAGTAGTTAGTGGTAAGTATGCCTTTAAGCCTACTTTAAAACTTTCTAAAATTGTTGTTGAGGATGCTGAGATTCTTGAGAACAAGAAAGCGTTTGAGGAGGCCGCTGACAAGAAAGTGATGGGTGTGCTGTCCAACCTTCTTGAGGACGACTATCAGTCGGCTGAAGGTTCGTTTGATAAGATCCTTTCAATGTATGAGACAAAGCTTACCTACGAGAGAA